TTATTTAAAGGCTTTATACAAGGCATTTCGTACTTCATTTTGCGTAACGTGTGTATAAACATCAAGTAAGATCTTCGAGGACTCCCAGCCGCCTACCTTACATATAATATGGATAGGTACACCGGCACGCATCAAACGGGATGCGAACGTATGCCGGGTACTATGTAAGGATAACCCTTCCGGCAGTCCGGCACGTTCCCGATATCTTTTAAAAGCCGCCGTCAATGTTTCCGGCCTTACTGGCTTCCCTTCCTTCGTCAAGAAGATATACCGGTCGTCGATATGATAGGTGTACTTCTTTCGCTGATCGTAGACGCTCCGTAAGATGAACAGGGTCTTTTTCGTCAACGGGATATCGCGGATACTCGACCGGTTCTTTGGATAAGGCTTCCGGATCACGCCGCCCTTGCCGTCATCTACTAAAGTCGGTTCGATATGCAAGGTGCCGTTATACCAGTCTATCTGGTTCCATAGGCAAGCAATCAGTTCACCGCGCCTACATCCCGTTTCAAAGTACATATTTAACAGGAAATACAGATCGTAGTCTTCACTCCGTACGAGCGCTAAAAAGGCTCTTTCCTGCTCTTTCGTGAAGGCCAGACGTTTCCGGCGTGTTTTTACCTCTTTCCGATAAGCAACACCTGTACAAGGGTTTTCACCGCCTATCCAGTTAAAATACTGGTTAAGCAGGGATATAACGGAGCGGGTCGAAGCTACCGTCACTTTTTCGTTGACAGCAAAAGAGAATGTCTGGATCATATCGCGCGTGACCGCTTTCGGTTCCATGTCGCCTAAATAAGGAAAGATATAATTCCGCATACCCCCTTCATACCGTGTACGGGTCCCTTTTTCGACGAAAGGTGCTTTCTGCCGCTTATACCATACCGTCATGCTTTCCTTTAGGTTCCCTTGTTCTTCGTGTTTCAGGGCGCCGTTTTTGGTTAAATAAAAGAGTTCGTCGGCTTTATTCCCCCTGGCTTTTAAGAGTTTCCCGCGAATTAGGAGCGCTTCGTTTAAGGTCGGCGCCGTCTTTACGATGGCCTTACCGGCCATCCTTACTTTGACCTGGTACTGCTTCCTTTCGGGTCTGTACGTGATGTATTTATATTTCGCCATAAGACCAAGTCCTTTCGGCCTTGCTTACGGTTCCATAGTTATTATAACATAGGTCAACTTTATTTGTTAATATTAATTCGTTTGACATAACGGTTATCGTATATTATAATATAAGTGCCGTAAGATCAAGTGTTTGTTATTCACGCTTGCAGGAAGGGCCGCTGTAAAAGGCGGCTCTTTTTGTATTTTATATTTTCTTTATAAAATTTTAGCAGGAATTTGACTAGTCAATATCGAATTATATATTATATATCTACAATATTTTATATACGTTCAATAAAATTTTATTGCCTCCGGCTCCTTTTATAGAGTCCTGGTCATTTAAGGTTGTTTCATTATGAAACGACCTTATTTTTTTTATATCCAACAAAGGATAGATGCCAACGGCTCCTTTTTGGGATATACTACGTTCTTTCGTAGCCTATCCAGAAACATTTCTATATTTCAGTGCGTCATCTGGTTCATAAAAGCCGCCGATGGCGTCCCAGGCTCCTATATTTAGGAGTCTTTTTTTTATTTTAAGAAAGGAATGACTTTATGAACGAAGAAAAATGCGAAGAAGAAGTACTAAAGATTGAAAGTTATTTCGAAACAGTCTGCCGTTATCTGCTGACGGAAGATATATCCAGAAAGGAAGTGGATGATGTCATTGAAAAAAGTATAGATTCAATCTGGAGCATACACAGAACAGGTTTCGCTATTTGGGACGATCTTGGTCCTGACGATACAATTTTCTTCATATTTGAGGAAGGAAATATTCAGAATATTTTCAACAAATGTATGCAGACACAACAAACATACGACTTGCAACAAATGGTTAGTAAATTGGCACAGTTGCAATACGATACATCGAAATATTATAGTAAAGAAGACATTATGACCATCTTTCCCCTTACCCTTCTTAATATGTTTTTTATTCTTTTTATGTTTGAAGTAGTAGAAGATAAAAAAATATTTATGGATAACATCCTGTCAATTTACACAAATGTAATATCTAAAATGGATTTACCTGAAGGACAGCAAGAAAGTTTTTACAGCGAAGTTATATTGGGAATGACCAGTCTAATGCAAAAAATTATTTTTTATAAAATATGCACGCTAAAAAAGAGTCGTAACTATTTTACGCTTTTACTAGAAAATTGGACAATTCTATTTAATTCCATTAAATAAACACAAGAAAAACGCCGCCGGATAACCGACGGCGTCCTTTTTTTAGGAGAGAGAAATATATGACTAAATTAAAAATTAGTGCTGGCTATACCAGATGGCTTTCCCACGAAGGATATCGCCGCCACGGCTTCCGTCTGTCGCCCACGGGTTGAACGACGGGCTTTCCGGCGTACCCAGATATTCCAGGTCCCAGCGTTCACAAGTCGTTTTAGGGCCGTATGGATCATGGGGTTCAATCCCATCTTCATTATCGGCGGCTTCTCCGTGCGTCATGACATGGTTTTTATCAATGGTAAGCCATAACCGATTAGCCATAATAGCCACGGCTTTTGCCATCGACTCGATCTGAGCTGCTGTCGGCGGATAATCCCCTAAGCTTTCAGATGTGGCGCCATAACAACAACACATGGATATACCGATAGCCCCGCTGTTCCGATGATACGTATGAGCTTTTACTTTGGCTAAATTTTCGGTACTGGCATATAAAAGGCCGTCCGACGTGATATTTATATGATAGTCCTCGAAACAGGTATCGTATAACCCGGCCGACCAATGCATATAAATTTTTGGATCGCGGCCGTAATCTCCAGCCAGGTCCCAGATGTCATAAAAAGCGTTTGTCGTCAAATCGGCTAAATCCGAAAAGTCAATGTTTTGCATTTGGTGCTTCTCCTCTTTTACTGTTAAATAACGAATTTACGGTATAACCGGCTACATCTTTACCGGCTACTGCTAAATAAAAAGTAACCAAGGCGCCTAAGTCAAAAGACATATGAAAGGCGCCATTGGCTACCCATGCCGCAAGATACACCACTACGATAATAATTTGAGTCTTCAATATTCTGCCCTTTACTTGAAAAATTCGTGAAATATAGCCAATAATGATAGAGCGACTGAAATTCCCCATAGAACGACGTTTTTTGCGCCCATTCCCTTGTTTTTGATCTCCTCCAGATCGTCGACGCTCTCTTCGTTCTCTTTTAGTTTTTCGTCGTGCATATCGAGCCGTGCTTCTAGTCTGGCTATACGCTCCGAAATAGTCCGCAGGACTTCGTCTTGTTTCGTTTGCCGCGCCTCGATCGTGTTGAGTTTATTTAAAATAGCGGTCGTCAGTTCGTCGTTCATCCGTCATCACTTCGTCTGGATACGTTTCAGCGAAGCATTAATTAAATATAAGGCACCCTGTACCAAATACGGAATAAAGAACTTGTCCCGGAATTTCGACCAGCCGGTTTCGTCGTCGCTGTCGGCTTTTACCTGCTTGATATAAGCGTCGATAACGTCGCGGACGTTCGGCATAACAGTAATGTCTACCCAGTTCACGAAATCCTGTTTCGCCTGTTCAGTTACGATGTCCTTTGCACCGTCGATCATGTCCTTTTTGATGTCGTCAAAATTAACATCCATTCATATCAGACCTTTCTAAAAAATTATACATTAAGCAATACGGCGCCAAATGTATGTTACGACATAAGGTTGCATATTGTTAACGGCTTTTCCGGAACCTAATGTTTCCGTTTTAAATGTATGGGTATGTTCGCCATTGGTTGCGGTCGTAAAGGTGTGGTTATGGTTCCCGGCTTCGTTCGTCGTAAAAGTATGGTTGTGGTTCCCGTTTTGACTCGTTAAGCCGATAGTTGCTTCGCTTCCGGTACCCCATAATCTAAAGTCTTCATAGCTATCATACTTGTACCAGCGTTCCAGGTGGGTATTACTGTTAAGTATTGCACCTGCATTTTCATCTGTATTAGCAATAAAATGTCTGTGGTCGCCATTATAAGCAGTATTCCCGTTGTGCGTATGGTTTCCACCTGTTGAGGTTGACCCAGTATGAGTATGGCTTCCGCTTTTATCGGTCGTCCCTTTGAAAGCATGAGGCGGCATATTTTCGACAGCTAATGTATTCGTTTCCGCCCCGCCTTTGGAACCAGCAACATAAGCGTTCCCACTGTCGGCAGTCCCAGCGCCTACGATAGTACGCCCTTGACCTGTCAATTCCCACGTCGTACCGGTCATCCATGTTCCGGGGTTTGTTTTGTCAAAACTAATATACGTCGCTCCGATATGGAAAATGTCTTTATATAAGTTCTGCTGTTTTTCGTAGACCGTATCCAATTTAGCTATGACATCCTGCATCTTCTTGATAATGTTGGCGTGTGCATTAGGGTCTACATTATGGGTATCGAAGTCGTCTTCTACTTCCTGCCGTGTCGCATAAATTTTAGACTTATCGATAATAGCCTGGATATTCCCGGCATTGGCCGTAACCAGGGTAATGACGACCTTGTTTTCCGATACCGGCGTTGCTTTATCCGGCATATAGTCAACGTAGTTCCCGCCATTCGTATAAGCATAAAGTTTTTCGGTTCCGTCTGTACCAACTTTAGCGAAGACGCCGACTTCCCTTGCAAAAAAGCCCTTATCCAGCGTGGAATTATCGATAATGCTTACGATCGTAGCCTGACCGTGCGCCGTCCCTGTTTCTATATCATGGATAACTCCGTTCATACAAGGATGTTTTAAGGCCGTGAACTGTTTTATATCGTCGACTTCTGTCAACTGGCCATCGCCTAACTGGATCTTTGTAAAAATTAACGGCTTTGCGGTTTCGCTTTCGGCGATCATGTCAAGGCCATTATTCGTAACAACGATATCATTGTATTTAGCCATAAAGAATTAATCCTTTCATTTTAATATTTTGGATAAAAAGTTTTATTTCGTGCGTTGCCAACGGTTAATAACTAAGTATGGCTGTCTATTTTCATGTGGTTTATTGCCACCTGTCGAAGCTATAGAGTGTGTATGGCTACCACTACTACTTGTAAGGCCGATACTAGGTGCTTTTCCAGAACCAATAAGCTCAAAGTTTTCGTAGCTGTTCCATGTACACTTTTTAATCAAGTAATTTTGATTGGTTAAACCGCTTCCGCCATTTACCTGAGCATTTGCAATAAGGTGTGTATGATCACCAGCGCTTGTAATGTCGTGGCTATGAGAAGGCATTTCATTAACAGTAGATTGGTGTTTTACTTCCCCGCCTTTATCACCAAGATTATACGTGTACGTCGTCCCCTTTTCGGTATAGCTTCCGGCAGACACGAGTACGCGGCCTGCATTCATTTTTACCCAAGTCGTCCCTGTCCATTTTTTATTAGGATCGTCATCCGTCGTGGTTTCCCAGATGCTACCAACTGGATAGACGATGTCCATAATTTTTTGGATGCTATAGAGGCCGTCATTTACTTTCTGATCTACATAAGTTTTCGTAGCATATCCAGCATCATTCGTAAAAGCCGATACCTTAGTAGGAACGATCGGTATCGTCGGCTTATTTATCAAGTCATTATAAGAACCTGTCGTCGCCACGGTCTTTAGTGCCGCTTTATCCGCTTTTGCCGCTACTTCCGTCTTTGTAGCATAGGTATCTGTGATAACATTCCCGGAAGCATCCTGATTAGCTTTCGTAGCCGTACCTGTTATATTAATATTCCACGTACCACTAGCGCCGCCACCAGTTTTTGTTGGTGCAAAGTTATTTATGTCTGTAGTAAAAGCGACAGTACTCCAGTTAGACCATAATGTCCCATTATCTCTTCTGTTACGATAATATAAATGTTCTACTCCGTGGTCTGCACCTGCCCATCCAGCTAGTAATTCTCCTCCGCCGGCTCCGCCGATAGAAATTAAATTCCCATATCTAGTCGGATACCCGTTATTATAAACTTCGTATAATTTTAATCCATATGATTCTGCTGTTCCATCTTGGATAGCTGTTTTGTTGCCTTGGTTATTTATTGTATTTATAGTTGTGTTAATGCTAGCATTTCCAGAACCGTCGAAAGTAGTACTTCCCGAGGCATTGCCAGTTAAAGAAATAGTGCGCGCAGTCTGTAATTTTGTTGCAGAAACAGCGGTTCCCGTTTTATCTAACTTGGTATTGATACTATTCTGCAAAGAAGAATGAGCGGCGGCGGCATCTGTCTTCTTTTCGTAGCTACTTAATTCTGCTATCTGGCTAGGATCTATTTTTGCATTGGATATACTATCTTTTACATAAGCGGCTATTCCTTTAGAAGTAGCCACATTATCAGAAGTTTCTGAAAACATAGAGTCTATCGTTAATTTATCCTGCTTCGTAGCCAAGGAAGCGGCCGCATCTGTCTTCTTTTCGTATGTATCCGTAATAACGTTGCCGTCGGCATCCTTGTGCGCTTTTACGGCTTCGTCTGCTGTAGCTACTGTCGAATTGATCCATAAGTAACCAGATCCTGTATATCGGTATGTCTTATTATCGGATTTATCGACATAAATTTTCCCGTCTTCCCCATTTGCCGGGAATTTATCTTTGCTATCAAATTCCAGTACGTCATCAACATAAGAAGGCAGCTGGCTGGACGGTACAAGGCCCGAATCATCTAGGGTAGCAAGCCCATTAGCTACTCCAATAGCGCTGGCTAAAGCATATGTAGACGAAGCATGTGCCTTAGTTTCAAACGTTTCGTAAGCATGGTTCTGTTTTTCGTATGGTGTCAGATCTACCGCTTTCGGAATACTGACCGTTACGTTTTGGCTTCCATCATAGGTAGCATCAGCGTTTCCCGTAAAAGTAAGGGTATGAAATCCGGTCGGGATATCGCCTTTTTTGGCGTATTCCGATAAGTCTTGATGACTCGTAAGGTATCCGCTGTCATTCTGCAACTGGCTTACCTTCGTCGGAATTTCCGTTTTTTTAGCATAAGCCGAAATATCCTGGTGCTTCGTCAGATACCCGGCATCATTTGTAAGTTCCGAAACTTTAGCCGGGATATGAGGTGTTCCCTGTAAATCAGTATATTTTCCGCTTGTGGCTACTGTAGTCAGATCCGCCTTTTTAGCGTACGGCAAAAGATCCGGTTTTGCCGCTTCGATCGCGTTATAGATGCCATCCGAGGTAACAGGATGTAGCGAATTGGATATCGGTTTATAGTCAAACTGTAATTTATCTTGCTTCGAAGCCATCTTTTCGGTTACATATTTATCGACTTCCGACTGAATAGCTTCTTTTGCCGTATTCTTTGCGACGTCGGCTAAATCCTTTTTCGTATCGGCTACCATGTCCTCCGCTTGATCCAGCGTATAGTAGTCGATATTCTTATCAAGTATGGCTGTGACATTGGCCGTGTTCCCTGTAACCAAGGTTATTTTAAAAATCTCTTTTGACGTCGGCGTACTTTTATCGGGTACATAGTCGCAGAAATTCCCGGCGTTACTGTAAGCGTACAGATATTCTTTACCGTCGGTCCCAGCTTTCGCAAAAATGCCGACTTCTTTTGCAAAAAAGCCCGCATCCAAAGTCGTATTGTCTACCGTAAAACGTACTGTGCATTGGCCGTTTTTATCCAAACTGACTTTGTCGAATGGTAAAGTCAGCTTTACCGACTTGATATCTGTAAAGGTTTGCACATTATCCGTGACCAGTAAGTCGCCGTCCCCTAGTTCCGCTTTCGTAAAAATAAGGGTCTTTCCGGCTTCTGTTTCTACAATCAGGTTTAACCCCTTATTCGTTAAAATAATATTATTGAATTTTGCCATATTAAATCCCTTTCGCTTTGATATGCGTTGTCTTGGATATGCTTACGATACCCAGCTGTAATTTATTCATTGACAAGGCGATATCCTGTATCCCGGTATTCGGCTTTATCGTGACTACCTTCGAGGTCTGTAAAACGGCTCCGTGGTATTTTTTGCAGATACCGTCTAAATAATGGACAAACAAATAACCCAGATGCGCTGGCTTATAAGTTTCGAGTGCTTCTTTGAGTCCATCCCAGTCATAAGAAAGACTGTCGGCTAAAATCCGAAAGGCATTATGCGAATTATCTTCTTCAATGGATACATTCGTCGTGTCGCTGTAATATCTGGATGCCAATTTCGTCATGAATTCGACGGTACTTATCCTATGGCTTTGAAGTTTCAATAAAATAGTATTCCGCCGTTGTTCATCTGAAAGTTCTTTGTTGGTCTTGATACCCAGGACCCTTTCCCATCCGTCCAGTCCCCAAGTAGCCGTTACTACGAAAAACTGGTTTAGCAGGTCTTTAAGAATAAGCCGTTGCCGGTCGTGTTCCTGATTATCCGCCTTCACGACCGCCGAAAAGATGGGGCTTTTTTGAATAAATTTCGGAAGATACTTCCCGATATTACAGATATTATTTCTAATGAAGGACATTCAACGTCACCGTCCCGACCGTCAGCATCTGATCTTCCGTCACTGTAAGTTTTGTTTTCCCGTTCAACAGTAAATTATCGTAGTCCGTCGCGCCGTTATCCATCAAAAGGTTGCCCACCTGCGCACTGGATAAATATTTTAGGTCCAAGTTCTTCCGACGCAGATAGTTTTCAATGGCTTTCTTAAAATTATCGGTGTTCACGTTCCCGACTACGTCGCCGGTAATATTCATCGTTAAAGGAACCGGCGATACGACCGTAACCGACGCCCCAATAGGCCGGACGCTGTCGATATATTCCTGAGTACGCTTTACGATATCGTCGGACGCACTTTTATAGTCTTCGTCGATGATGATAACTTTTACGGTCCCGTTCCCGTTCCATAAGGGTTCGACCTTACAGCCGCCGACACCTTTTACCGACATAGCCCAATTATAATAATGGTATTTATTACCCGATGTTGCCGGAGTACGAACAATCTGCATATACCGCGCTAATAGGTCGGCGTCGCTTTCTTGGTCAAACCCATCGTGCGTCGCTTCCGGATTATCCACACTGGATACGCCGGGTTGCGATATCATGATCGTATTGATAGTATGTGCCGCCGCGTTACCGGCACTTCCGGTCGTCGATGCCGTCACATTGACTTTTACGGTCCCGTCGGCTCCGATCATGGCACCATCGTTCGTCGTGAATTGCGTACCATTTTTGACGGATACAATAAAGCCTTTCGGAACGACGGTCCCGGCCTGTCCTTTGATAACGACGTATCCAATAGAGCTAGTAGCATCCTTGCGGTCAACTCCATATTCAGCCGCCCGCATGGTTAAATAGTCGCCCCAACTGGTATCGGCGAAACAAGCCTTTATCATCAGATTCATTTCGGCATATGTATTTTCAAATTCAACGGAGTTAGCGTTAATAATATCGCGCGAAAAAGAGCCTTCGATAGCGGTGTTATCCGTAACGCTGGATACTACATCGACCATCCGGCTCTGAATGTCGTCTTTATATTGCATTTTAAAAGTGTCGCTCAATATTTTCATCTCCTATTAGTATAGCTTCGTCATACCGTGACGACTTGTGTCAAATTGCCATAAATTGAAGTCAAATTTACCGTAAGGGTCAGGCTGTCGCCCTTTCGTTCCGTAATGTCGATACTGTCGATCTTCGTGATATACGGATTCACGATAAGGCCGTCATGGATATATCGCTTGATCTTTGTGGCTGTTTCGACGTTATTCGGGTTCTTGCCGATAAACTGTTCCAGTTCGACGCCATAATTGTCTGAAGCATTATATACCCCATGTTTATAAGCTTCGTACCGATATCGCTCCGTCTTCAAAGCCTTATATATCCAGACTTTCAGGGCTTCATTTTCCGTAACGATAATGTGCTGGCCTTCCGGTGTCAGCCTGAATGTATCATGTAGGAAGTCCCACGCGTATTCTTGCAGTTCCGGCAGATTTTTTTGAGTATAATTGTTTTGTTCCGTATTCCCTAATACAAATGGATTCATCTAAAAGCCTCTATTCAAAATGTGAACGGTCGGGTTTTACGACCTTATCCAAAATAATATAAAGCTGTTTCGTTCTGTCATCCGATGACGGGCATGGCATAATAACAACCTTGTCACCTGGTTTTAAAGTGTCCGTCCACGTTTCATCGTTATTTACTGGATGCCGATGGCTTGCGTATTCAGCATCGCCGGAACCACCAGCCGCATCACTCGTAGAACCAACGACATGACGCGTATACCCAGGTAACAGATATTCCGAAATAAGACATTCCGGCGTTTCCAGTAAAATGCCATTATACGACACCTGGATATTCGGCGGCGGTGCCACGATCGTACCCAGTGAAATAGTCGGTGACTGGTTATTTTCTGCAACACCGGTCACTATTTTTAAAAATTCGGTATAAGGGTTTTTGTTCATCTATATCAGCCTTTCGATAAATGTACGATACCGACCGGATATTCGCCGCCCATTTCCATAAAGTCGCGGCCCTCGACGACTTCGCCGTTCCCGTTATTGGCACTCGATGAATTACCGATATACCGGCCGGAAGGACTCGTAACGATGACCGTATGAGCATATCGATATTGTGAACTACTATAAATAACGGCGTCGCCTTTCTGTATAACCGTATTCGGGCCGAATTCTTCGTACAAATTAGCCCGCTGTGCATCAGCTACCAGGGTATCGCAGTCTTTAACGTTGTTGTCGTATTCCTGTTTGGCAAAAGGTGAATAATAAGAGCCTATGCCGACGACCGCTTCTACGCAGCCGTTCGGCCCATCCGGCATCTGTGTTCCCAGATAAGCAGGTTTTGCGGCTTTTAACCCCTCTTCTACCGTTGCGCTGCCCGTACCGGCTACGCCATCCTTTTTCTTCTTTACCTGTTTCGGTGTCGGGTTCGTATTTCCTTCCGTACTACATGTCGTCGAGTCATCTTGCTTCTGAATATAAGATAAATTCAGTTCCATCGTATGGATATTGTTTTCTATTTTATGACTGTCCGAAAGAATAAGGAAATTTCCCTTGATCTGCTCTTCCTGGATAGCCACTGCATATCCAGCGATGCACTGAACATTTCCCAAAGCTGAAATACTCGACGTTTCCGTTATCCTATGTAACAGGCTTTTAGCACTTTTTTCGGTATTCTGTTTAGCATCGACCTTATAAACAGTCTGGATACGCCCGTATTTATTAATGTCTTCATCGTTCCGGAAATAGCCGGTAATTTTTCCGTCCGAGTCAGCGATAGCGACCTGGTTGACCATATCTTCCAAGCTGGCACTGTGCCGCGCTCCGAAACTATCGGTCGTATCGGTGATCGTAAAGCCTTCAATGACCGTATCGGCCCGGACGACGTTCATTTTATTTTCGGCACTTAGATAGACATTGTAAGAATATCCCGAATTCTGTTTCGCCGTTTCTAGGCACTTCTGGATAATTTCAGTATAGCTCATATTATCGGCTACAAAATTAACGGTATAATTCAGGTCTTTCGATAAAATACCCAGTTCAAGGCCATTCTGTTTCGCGCACCAGTCCAGGACTTCCGGGATCGGTACATCGACAAATTTATTGTTAGTCTTACTTTTAGCCAGATAAATGAGCCGGTCATAGGCTACGAATTCCATGGTATAAGTGTTGCTGTTCCGTTCCTGCATGAAGACGATACCCTGGAATAATTTCAGGCTGTCCGAATTCGTATTGTTTTTATCGGCTGTCGCGGTATCTGCCGTTTCAGCCGTCGTAGTTGTTTTCTTACTGTTGGACGGTACTTTACTGGTATCGATAAGGGCATTAACTGCCATCGTAACGACAGCTGCTCCCGGTGTTTCCAGCGTTATGACTTCATTGGCTACATCGTTAGCTACATTATTGGCCGCGTCGACTCTTTCCTGTTCGTATCCGCCTCTTTCAATATATTGCGAAACATATCTGGCCGCGCCTTCTGTATCGGTCGGCATGGCTCCCCACGGACAATTTTCACCGGTGAAGACGTTGCCGTTTTCTACTGTAAGGACATACTTCGACTGATTAGGCCCGTACGCCGGATCATTTCCGGTCTGATTACACCAAGACACATAGCCGGCCCATCGTTCCGTCGACAGCTGGTATAACCCAGTATGGCCGGACGCATTTACGACAGTCGGGTCGTAATCCATATCTTCTATACGTATATTCCCGCAGATGCCGTTCGCCTGCCCCTGTGTAGCACCTAATGCCTGGATAGCTGACCAGTTCCCGCGTTCTGTACTGCTGTATCCATCGAAATTAGAGCCGCCCGAAACAGAATTATAACTATTAGATATATTGGCCGCGCGCTGTTTTGCCGCTTCGGCCCGTTCCGCCTGTTCTTTAGCAATCTCTTCGAGCTGTGCTTTTTCGGCTTCCCTTTCCTTTTCAGCTAACGTCGGATCATAATAATAAAAGGTAACGATGTCGCCTAAATTGATGATAGCGTTCGTCCAATTCGGATCCTTCGTCGTATAAGCTATCGTAAAATTGAGTCGGCGCCCGGCCTGTTCCAGATCGCCGCCCCATGTGTAAGAAACGACATAAGGACTTAGGTCTTTATGTGCTGTTTCATCTATCAGATGAAAAGTTTTTTCTGCCATATTAATTCCCTTCCGGAACTTTTATCGGTTTATTCGCCGAATAATGAGGAACATCCATCGTGATATCGTCGTCTTCCCGTTTAAAATGTTTGATCAGTACGCCGCCGTAGCTCTGTCCCAACTGAATAATGTCACCGGCGTTGATGCCGCCGCCTTTCATAACTCTTTCATAAATGTTCAGATACCCTTTATATTTCGGGTCGATACCGGCACCGACAGTCTTCCCGCACGCCCTGGCTACTGCCTGTAACGGATTTTCACCCGGATACATCCGGAAATTCTTTATAGCCTGTTTGGCAAAACTTTCCGGCCGTTTCTTGAGTCCGGTCGTTTTATCCATCTTATCGTTACTGACTCCAACGATACTGCGATATTCTTTTAAGGCCAGCTTATAATAAATATCCTGTGTACAGTCCTGGCTACCATAGCTAAAACTTTCGATAAGACAGGAAATATCTATCGGCGTATTGGTTATGGTAATCTGTACGGGATCCGTACCTTTTCGCCATGTTTCCAGCTTATTCACGTAATCTGATGGCGATAACGGCGTCGTTACGCAGAAGTCATACTGCTGGCTAGGAAAGAAACTTTCTAACGTGATCGTTTTTAATCCAGTCTTTCCAATCATATTATATTCACCGTCGTTATTTATATTGACCGTGCCGTTCCGGTTGCTTACGGATAACTCGAATTTTTCAGGAAGGACCGGCAACGTAAACGAGTCGCCGCCGCAACTCAAGTCAATAGTCACATTGTTGGCATTATGATCCAGGAAGCCCGTCAGCACATCCGACATGAAATTCTTTAAGAAACTCATATATTCACCTTCTAAAAAGATAAAGGCGCACTAAATGAGCGCGCCTTTCATCTGATTGATACCATACTGTTTGATCTTGAATACTAGTTGTTCAGCGATATCGTCGATATCCTGTTCTTCGCGGACAACAATGCTGTCTGCCAATTTAGGAATAGTGATGGATAACGAAGACGCGTTCTGCTGACTACCAATTTCAACGCCGCGCTGGTATTCCTGTTTCAAGCTTTCGGAATGAGGTACGATCTGCGCACCGGTCGGCAGTTTAATTAGTTCCGGTCCGGCTTCGTTGACATACGTCAAGCCGCCGTGATACCATGTTGCACCTGTCCAGTTACCGTCCGGCCCGTTTCCGTTCCCGGCCTCCTGAACTGCCGATCTAGCACTACGTGCCTTATCTATGACACGCTGTACGAATCCGGTGATACTATCCAGTACATTTGCCGCTTTGCTCTTGATACCTTCCCAGATGTTTCCGAAAACATCTTTAATGGAATTCCAAGCCGCTGACCACGCTTCCGAAAAGGTATTACTGATATAGTCAATAATCCCCTGTAAAAATTCACGTAAAGATGCAATTTTTTCGGAAATATAGGAAATACCTGCCTGGATGATGCCGGAAATGAATTCGATAGCCGAATTTACGGCACTCTTTACGGCGTTCCAGACAGAAAGCGTAATTTGCTTGAACTGTTCCCAATGGGTAGCCACTAAGACAATGATGACGATCAAAGCTGTAAGGGCTGCCCCGATCGGATTCATAATAATGGCACGGCCCACGGTCGTAATAGCGGAAACGGCGATACGGCCGCAACGGAGAATAATAGGCCCTAACTTTGCAATACCGCTACCCATGACACGGATAACGTTCCCGACAACACGACCGGCCCGTAAAGCCAGCGTTCCTAACGTCGTAAAAGCATGGCGGATCCTTACGACACCGGATTCTATTTTCGCCGCTACCGTTAAGAAAGCGCCAACACCATCAAAAGTCTGTTTTGCCTTACGTACAGCTAAAAAGGCTTTCGCTAATCCGTTGATACTGGATCTTACGGTACCGACAGCCGATACGACACGACCGAGGACGGATAACCCGACGCCCATAACGACGACAGTCTGTAAAATAGAGGTTATCAGTTTCCGTTGTTCCGGTGTCAGATCATGGATGACTTTAGCCAGGGTCTTGATCTTCATGGATGCGCTGGCAATAAAGGGCGCCATGCCTTGCGCTAATTCCATCCAGCTGTTCCGCAACTGGTTATTAGCCAGTTTTAGAGCCAGTGCCGGGTTATTCTTCATTAACTGTTGCATCGTTTCTTCCGATACGCCGCCGGTATTTTGTATCTGTTTATCCAAATTCTTCAGCTGTTCGATGGCTCCATCGGTTGCCAATGCGTTTGCGATGGCTATCCCGTTCTTGCCGCCGCCTAAGATCTGCATCATCTGCTGTGCGTCGCCGCCGGTCTTCTGAACGACTTCATCCAAGAAGCCGACCCAGCCTTCTGCCTTGATATGAGCCATATCCAAGGAAACGCCCGCCATTTCGGCCGCTGTCTGCATCTCTTTCGTCGGTTTTTCCAAGCCGCCCATAATATTCCGCAATCCGGACGTCGTGACTTCGATGCTTAACCCTTTATTGGCTAAAAAGTCGTACGTAGCACCTAATTCATGCAAGGAAGCGCCTAACGAGTGCGCCGCCGGTAATACTTTTTCGATCTGACCGGATAATTCTCCGATCGTCAGGTTCCCGACCTGTTGCATTTTAACGTATGTCGCCGTAATATCGTCCAAGTCATTAACGGTCATCCCTAAACTGTTCATCGTGCCGATTAATAACTGACTAGCCGAATTGGCATCCGTAAAGCCGATGACCGACAACTTACAGGCTGCATCGACGCCCTTACCCAAGTCGTCAGCCTGTACACCAGCTGACGCCCAATGATAAGCCAGTTCGGTCGTGTCTTCGACGGCTACGCCTGTCGCGTCCGATGTTTCGATGAATGACTGCTTTAACTTTGCCTGTTGTTCAGCTGTCAGCTTGACGGCCGTACTTAATTTAGCCATGCCAGTTGCAAAAGCCGACGTAGCTTTTAACCCGACTCCCATAGCCGTAACAATAGGTGCCGAATATTTAAGGATCGTATCGCCGACGCCCTTGATACTGTTGCCAGTCTGCTTCCATTGTTTAGCCGCTCTTGCGTTTACTTTTTCGTGTTCCTGGATACGCTGGCTTAATGCATCGCCCTGTGCCTTTGTTTCGTTTAATTTTCCTTGTACGGTATTCAGTACCGGCGTGAATTCATCTTTCAACCTAAGCACTGCATCGATAACACTAGGCATATCTTTCAAACCTTTCTATTCGTCTTGAGGTTTATTTTCTTCGATCCGCTGTTCCAATTCATAACGCATGAAGGCATATAATACCTGTCTTTCGTAGAAACTCTTATGCATGAATTCGAACGGCTGGATATGATGAAAACGGAACAGGCAGTACATGAGCTGTACACGCCCGTCCGTTTCAATTAGTTTTTTGTTTCTTCGTCGACGTCTTTCTGACTCGTGAAGCCACATAATTCAGATACGATAGAAGCCATATCCGAAATTTCACCGGGAATGAACAGCTTGTTAACGAGCTGGACCGGTGTCAAGGCATCGAAATGCTGTAACAGCTGTTTATCTTTTAAATTCGGGTCCTTCATTCCGGCGATGACCGTATCGAACTGCAATTTTTGGATATTGACACCCGATACATTGCCTTTCTTAATTTCGACGGATTCATTTTGAATATCCGAATAGAGTTCAGCGGGGATGCTCTGTAGAGTAATGACAAACGGCGTACCCATGATATTGGAAAGCCGTTTTACTTCGTAAGTCCGCATCGGGCGTTCCGTAATCTTTTTAGCATCCATCCGCAAAAGTTTTTCTAATACATTTTCGTTTTTGTTTTCCATGTTGGTTTCTCCTAAATAAAAAGAAGGGGAAAGCCATCCAGCGATCCCCTTTCCTTTAAAAATTATTCGTCGGCACTATCCAGAAGTTCGTAGTCCTGGAAAGTGAAATTATAACTTTCTTCGCCGAGTTTACCGACACTCCAGTTAATCAGATCGACACTGTCAAAAATGACGCCCGTCAAGGCTACACGTTCCGTACCGACAGCATCCGGATCGCTTACTTTAGAGATGAGTGTACACGAAACCTGTCTGCCCGCCTTAATAGAAGGAGCCAGTTTCTTAATGAAATAACTGGATACTTTATGTAATTTAACAGAGCCTTTGCCAGTATAACCAACGACTTTATAGCCCTTAGTCATATGCATAGCCATCTTAACTTCAATCTTATCCGAAGTCAGCGTAGCTTTTACTTCTTCGACTTCGGCGATCTTGTCGCCGTCAATCCACAATTCGCCGAACGTTCCATAAATGACTCTCCGTGCTTCAATGTCTTTCATATTCTATTAAACCACCTTACGCGATATTACAATTAACCTGAATCTTTTCGATAGCGTCGAGCAAGCTAAGGTCAGCCGCCAAGAATACGTTGTCGTGGATATTGGCTTCCTTAATTTCGATATCTTTCATGGTAGCCAGCTGATCCTTTGTATATAAACCGTTGCTCATAAGCCAAGCCTTCGTTGCGTCGAGATCGACGGTCACGGTGTTCTGATTCCGTTCCAGTAAGCCTTCGTTTTCGAGCTGCTGAAAATATCCCTGGATAGCCGTAATAAGCAGACAGCGGTTGTCGTAGCTGTTGGCATATTTGCCGATGTAAGAGTCATGACCGGTGCGCTTGATGTCGTCGTGGATCATATCCATGAGGTCTACCAGTTTAATCTTTTTAAAGTCTTCGCCCTTTCCCTGTACCGTTGTCTTGAAAGAGTTGACGCCGCGCGCAACTTTAATCTTTTCTCCGTCATTGAAGAAGAAGAATTCGCCGTTGTCGACTTTTGTATCCATTTCTTCTAGGGTATGCTGATCGACTTCAATCAGTTCCGGAACCGGTGCATAAGTACAGGAAATAGTAGCCGGTGTACCGCAGATAATACCGGCGACACGCGAACAATACTGCGCCGTCGTATAAGTCTTCTTCGCGGTCTTGATCAAGGTATTCGTAAAGTTTACGACTCCTTCGCAGTCAGCCGCGCAATTCGGAAGAACAGCTTTAACCATCGTATCTTTTGTCGTACGCATATCTTTTATCCAGGTAGCTACTGTCTGTATCTGTTCGTCCGTAATGGCCGGAATAACCAGATAGTTAAAACGGACTAATTCAAGCTTTTTTAATATTCCCGCCATGTCTTTCAAGTCCTTGACGGTATAAACGATGACCTTTTTAGGCCCTGTTTGGTATCCCATCAAGCAAAGCTGTACCTGTTCTTTATTGTCGTCCGTCAATGTTTCCGGAATATCGTCCGGCGTATAGACGTTGACCGGGTCGACCGGACTGTCTTCGACTAATACCAGGGCGATGACGCCGTTCTGGCTTCGTTCGATCGCCGTAATTCCTTTTTCTTTAAATGTGACAATAACGCTAGGCATTCCCATAACGCTATAAGTCCCCTTTCGTTTCGTAATGATTGTAAATATGTTGCATAAGGTATTTTTCGTCCTGCTGGCCGTCCGCATCGTAATAAATGAATGGCAGGTTAAAGAAAATGATGTCGGCATCTTCGCCTTCTGTTTCCGTAGAAACCGAGGTAAAATGTAAGAACCTGTTACCGACCTGTAACCCGTGCCTGAATAATTTAGTTACGGTATCCTTGACGTCATACAAGAAAAGGGCGTCGACGCGCCCTTTTTCCGTGAAAAATGTAATATGCAGTGTGCAGTTATTCTTATATAAGTTCGTGTTCTCCTGGCTAACGACACTAGTCAGCCCTAAGAAAAAGCACGGGTTTTCAAAATTATCTTTTACGTCTTCCAGATATACCTTGTAATCTGGATAAGCGCCCTTCAATGCGTTCCGTACCGATGTTAGTATCTCCGACTGTTTTATCGTTAGTCACCTAGTTTCTTCTTGACGTCCTTAATATATTTTTCAAATTCTGCCTCTGTGTAGCCGCTTTCTTCGTATTCTTTGACGGCCTCTTCTAAAAAATGCTTGCCCGGGACAAAGCCAACATGCTTCCCGGAATGTGTCACCATAGCATGACCACGGTTAACCAAATGAAAATGATGGGCCTTACTGGATATATCGTATTCCAATTCGCTACCGGATAACCCTTTCACGGTTCCTGTCCACGCGTTCTTTAATTTTGTTTTGTTCTTGTACACCCGGCCTGAATTTGATGTATACGTGTCTTTCGAAGCGCCCGATGGTGTCTTTTCGATGATCTCTTTCTTTAGCGTGTTGCCACATTTCCGTAAATGCTTTTCCGTCGTTGCCGCGTATTCGTCGGCGATACTCTTCAAGTCTAAGCCATATTTAGCCAGCTCTGACAGGTCTATCGTCATACTCATGGTTCCCATCCTTTCGATGTCGTATCCATGTTGCCGCGCAGCTTTTCGATACAATATAATTCCAGGCTTTCGTGAGCCATATCCGGATCCACTACCGACTGGATAAGGTAAGTGTGGTCCCGATATCGGACTTTACAGCCATCCGTGATATGTTTCCGGTACCGGATCACGATCTTGACGCTCTCTTCGTTCGCAATTTCTTTAGCTTCGTAGTATTCCCGTCCGCGGGCCGGATAAATGGCCGCCGCTATTCGTTTATACAAAGCCGTATCTTCCTGCGTATCCCAAGAGTTCTTCGTAGTCGTCGTCGGTTTGTAGATATCTACCCGCTTATTCAGTTGTCCTGCATCAAAGATCATGGTTCATTCACCGGCTTATACGCATCGCTGGTTTCGATATGAGTCAGGATAGCCGATAAGCTGTGGCCGTAATCCCTTGTCGTATTCTTCGATACCGGCGACCGGTCCGTATACCAGTGCGATACCAGTAATTCCACGGCCAATACCATGACCGGACTGTCGTCGTACTGCTTACCCGTCATGTTCTGTATATAGTCTTTGGCCGCCGTGATCAGCCCCGTGAGCTGTCCGTCATCTTCCGTGATGTCGTCGTCGAGCCGTAAGTAATTCTTTACGAGCTTCAATAAGTCATCCATAAAAAACCACCTTTAATAAGGAAAGGGATAAGCGCCCGGCCTATCCCCTTACCCTAAGTCTTTATTTAGATGCCGGTGCTACGACCAATACCAGACCGTTATTATCGACGACTTTGCCGTCGTACATGCCGATAGACTGATATACTTTATTTCTTGTAGCGTCTTCCGTATAAGTTACTAAGTCCATCTGGTATGCCGTGTTCAAGATATATTTGTCGTACTGGAAAGCAAAAGCTACGACATCGCCCGTTTTTGCAGACGTAAGATCCGGCAGATAATCCGTAAAGACAACTTTCTTACCCAGCAAAGCGGCGATGGGTTCGCCGTCTACGCCGTAATTAACGTGTGCGACCGGCTGACCGTTATTGTCGACGACCGTAGCCATGTCGAGGAAGGTATTTTCGTTCATCGTAAGAACAGCGCCGTCTTTATAAGCGGACGGAATGGCTTTAACCATGTTCACGATGTCTTTATAGCCAAGTTTTGCCGAAAGCGTTACTTTTTGTGCTTCCGGAACGGTTTCCTTTACGATGCCTTTCGGTTTAGCGGCTCCGTCGCCGGAAATAATAGCTTTTTCAAGTGCTTTGACCATGGCTCTGGATACGTTTTCGGCGATAGCTGCTTCGAAAGCCGAAAGGGATTGGATATGAGCTTTAAAAGAAATGCCGATAGCTGCGGCCAATTCGTAAGCACCGAAAGTTACGGCAACAGTGGATTTACCGTTAACGTCAACAGCGGCGCCTTCCTGCATCCACTTTGCTTCCGTAGCCAGTGCAGAAGTCGGTACGACGACACCAGCCGGATAAGAAAGCTTGCGGACGAGCGGCAAAATATTGCCGTACTGTTCCATTTTTTCGACGACGGTATTCATGACAGCCGTCGGAATGACAGCGCCGTTATCAGCAGTCGTAGCCACGGAACGGAATTCCGGGGTCATTTCGCCGGACAATACATAGTCCATGAAGGCTTTACGGTATTCGTTGCTATCTACTGTATACATGTTATTAGGTTCCTTCTTTTCATCAATTTTTTTGGTTACAATTTCGTTTTTGTTGATCTGGTCCGCGATGTATTTCCGTTTTTCCATTTCATCATGCTGTTTGCGGATCTCTTCTTCTTTCGCTTTCAGATCATTCATTTCTTTATACAATTTATCCAGGTCAGCACCGGAAGCCTTTTTACATTCTTCCGCGATCTGTGCCTTTCGTGTTTCAATATCTTTCAGTTCCATTATTTACTCCTGTGATAAAATAATAATGCGACGCCGCTTATCTTCGTCTTCTGCCTTATCCATGGCTTCCTTGTACTGTTGCAAGGAAGTTCCCTGGTATGCCGGGAAATCAACTGCCGATACATCGAACAGCGTATCCACTGACTGGATATATCGGGTCCGGGTCGAGATATCGTAATAGTCCTTATTTACTGCAAAACCGATCGACATCGCTGTGATATCCTTCCGGCCGATTAATTTATAGATATCGTTCCCCTGTGTCGTATCCGCCAAATCCGCTTCGATGTATAAGCCTTTTTCGTCGCTCTTTACCTGCAATGTATTATTTTGGGTCCTAGCCAGAATTTCAAAGCTATCATTATGGTTATACCGGAAAACGACGTCGTCCATATTAGTCTTATCGAAGCATCCAGAAACGAAGACCTCTTTATATTCGTTTCCGGCGTCGTCTTTAAATATGACCGTCGGTTGATTCACGACAGCCGCATACCCTACGACTTTACGGCCGTCGGCGGTATCGATATTCTCGTTATAACGCAATTCCTCGTTATCCATCGTTATCACCGCCTTTCGCCTGGTAGTCATCCACAATAGCCGTATTGGCTACGTTCAGCGTCTGTACCCGTTTGTCGCCATCTTCGACCGGCGGTAAATTCATAATTTCTAAGCATTGGTTTGTGGTTAAAATACCCAATGGACGCAAGGCCGCGATCAATTCTGTCTTTGTCTTCGTCGTAGCATACGTCAACCGATTAGCATCATAAATAATTTCATTACCAGCAGCCTTTTCTTCCGGCGTGAAGAGTTTCCGCGTCATTTCCTGACTGAGCCGGATTGCGAACGGTTCGATCGTGCTTTCGTAAAACGCCTGCCATTCCGGTTCCGTATACGTATTGCTTACGATATTCTCCGAAATGCCGTAATATCTATAGATATTTTCCCGGATATAGTCGAGCTGGCTGTGATCCGCTGGAATGGGGTCGCCGTTGCATGGCGTAAAATTAACCGTTGCGTCGGTCACGACGATACCGCCTGTTTCAGCATTTTTTAAGTTATCGTTCAGCATTTTTGCTTTTTTAGCCCATGCATCCGACCCTACCTGTCCTGCAACCTGTGCCACGCCTTTAATACGGCCCGAATTAACTGCCGCGTTCTCGAATGACTGCTGTAAAACAGCCAATGTAGCCAGGTTATCGTTCAGATTGTCGGTCGTATGTGCTATCAGTTCGCCGTCAATGAAATTGTTACGGATATGGATAATGTCGGCGTACGGTATCGTTTTCGACTGCCCGTTCTTAAACTGGAATTTTAAATAAATATCCGTGTCGTTTTCAACGGCTTCAACGGTTGAATAGTCGAGCGGCCATAAAGCGATGGGTCTACCCGAGGGATCACGCTGAATTTCAATATAAGCGTTCTGATTCATAAAGCACTGTGCCGCCACTTTATACTGCAAGTCATACGCCGTCATGTACGGGTTAGGTTCCAGCGTCAAAAGTGTAACCAAGCGGCTATCTGTGACCGGCTTTTTGTTCCCTTTATCTTTGACAACGTGGACCGCTTTCAACTTTGCGCAATGCTTTGCGATGACGTCGATGCAGGTCTTTATGATGATGTCGTTTGTATAATCGCCACGGCTTGTGAATACCTGCTGATAGTCATTCAAGTATTGCAATGTGACCGTGCGCGGCTCCTGTTTTGGCTTTTTACCAAAAATTCGTGCGAATGTGCTACGTATTTCTATTTTTAATCACCTACTTTCCTTGATGGAAAGCCTTTGTTTATATTTCTCTCTCTATATGTATAGCTTATAACCCATAGCTATACTTGCATAATTAGAACAAATTATCCTTGTTATCCAGATAGACGCAAAACGCATCCAAAAACGAAGAATAGCCGTCGATACGCTTCCGCAAGTTCCGATTTTTGTAGGGTTTGATGTTCCCTTGTGTATCCGTGACCGCATCCGTATTCAATAAGCACCATAAAAATACCGGATTATAGTTGTAATTTATCTTTTTAGCCTTAAAATATGCCTTAGAAAGGAACATCTGGCTTGATAACCCCTTAAATGTCTGTGGAACCTTGACACATAAAGCCGTACCGAATATATCCTGCAAGTCCCTCGTTAAATACTGCGCGTTGTAAGCATCATAACCAATTTTATAAGCATAGACGCCGTACTGGTTTTGCAGATCTACGAACCACTGGCAGACGACCTTCTGATCTATTACGTTTCCCGGACATGTCCGCAACCAGCCGTCAGCTATCCAAATATTATAAGGAACCTTATCGCGCTCGATGTGGTCTTGTAACGTGTCCTCCGGTATCCAATACATCTGTTCTACGTATAATTTATCGTCCCTTGCTATTAAAGCCGTTGCGCATGTTAAGTCTGTTGTTTCAGAAAGATCGACGCCGCCGACGTAGTAAGCCCCGCTAAAATTAGCTATGTTGAACGTATCTTTATTGACTACATCCTGCATATCGAAAAAGGCTTCTTTGGCCGCTTCCCTAAAGTTGAACTGCTTTACAAGAAGATCGCGCATCGTCCGTTCGTTAAGCGTTGCTTTATTGAATTCTGTCCGCAACTGCTTCAAGCTTTTCGAAATACCCAGGTTCGGATTCGCTTTGATCCAGTTCGCTTCGTCCGCAATCTCCTTCTTATCATCTAATTCATAAATGATTGGGAGTGTCGTTTCATCCGTGTATTTTCCGGTCGTATAGCCTTCGATGATATTCCGGTATTCTTCATATTTAACGTCGAAAATGCTGTCCTGCTCTGAATATCCACCTGTTGACATAATGATGGTGAGCGGTTGTTTCCTTGCATACGTTCCGCCTTTTAAAACGTCGTAGATATTCCTATCCTTGATAGCGTGTAATTCATCTATCAATAAACAAGAAATATTCAAGCCGTCCATAGAGCCGGAATTTTTGGATAAGGGGACAAATTTGCCAAAATTCGTCTTGCACTCAAGCGAATTAAACTTCGTCTTGATGTATTTCTTTAAATTCGGATCATGTGCAACCATGATCTTCGCGTATTCCCAGACGATCCGCGCTTGTTTTCTATCTGTCGCCGCGCTGTAGACTTCCGGCCCGTCTTCGCCGTCTGCAAGTAACATGTAAAGAGCGATGGCGGCGCCTAAAACTGATTTTGAATTTTTACGCCCGACGAAAAGGAAACACTCCTGGTACTTTCTATATCCAGTTTGTTTGTCTACGAAGCCGAAAATAGCTGAAATAAGCGCTTTCTGCCATAATTCTAATTTAAACAAAGGAGAGCCGAGCATTTTCGGGATGTGGATAAAATGTTCAATGAAGCCGATGGCGCGGTCTGCCCGTTCTTGATCGTACACGTATCCAGAAGATGTATCATGCATCTGTTTCACGAGATGGCTATAGACAGCTTTCAACTTTCTGCATGCGTTAATTTTCCCGCTCTGGATTAAATTGTTGTATTCCGTGATGGCGTTCAATCAGATCACTTCTTCTTAGTAACCGTATGAGTACCCAGAAAGTCTGTTAAAGCGTCCGGCGTCGATGTGTCCGCTGGTAAAAAAGATTGGAGCTGCTTTAGTGCTGCGTTCAGCGTCTTGCTGTACTGCGTATAGACCTGAGCCGCGGGGTGGATCCGCAATCCGGTCTGTCCGCCGCCGTTATCGTATTTAACGACGACACCAGTCTTTAGCGTGTCCTTCTGTAACTCTTCCAGATACACCGTCAAGTAAGCGATCTTGTCGATCAAAATACGAAGCACGCACTGCCGCTGTGCATCTGTCGTCGTATCTAGTAATGGCGTCAAGTCATCGACATACTGCTGTTTTAATGCAGTCCGCGCTTGTTCTTTCTTCGTCATGATGTATATTCACTCCTTGTTCACTATGAGTTTACATAAAATACATGTGTCCACCGGTCCTGTACGCCGAATTTATCTAAAAGAAGAGGGGGCGCAGGTCTGCGAACTTTTTAAAAAAATCCGATACCCCGGGGGGATATTCGCCAGCCGATAAGATTTCTGGATAGTCAAATATAACCAGCTCTGACCGACTGACTCTGTTACTTATCTTTATCGCTTTCGTTGTCTACGCTTACAACATGCCCGTACTTGTCGTATCGATACTCCCGCTTGCTCTGCTTACTTGTAAAGCGATGATGTATCTTATTATGGCAGTCGTGACATAGCAAAATTAAATTGTTTGGGTTCAAGCTGACTGTTGGATCATCTACGTTTATCGTATCCAGCTCCTTGACATGATGAACTTCAAAAGAATCCGGAGCGCCGCACTTTTCACAAATATAGAAATGCGACTTCCTATACAAGTCAGCAAGTCGGGTCCATTTAGCAGAACAATAAAAGTTGTGAAGCTTTCCGTGTGACATTTACCTTTTTTCCTTTCGCTAAAAAATTCGGGCCGAAAAATTTAGGGCTAATAATTTCTAACGATAATTTCGTAGCCGATATTTTTGTTAGATATTCCACCGATGTTTCTGCTAACATACACTTTATCGATACGATAGTTAGTATACAAACTTCTAGTAATATCCGTATCGCTGTTCGAAAGCATACAGAAAACCTTTCTTTCTGTCAGCCGCTTGAAAAGTTCCGCAAGCCGTTTTTGGTCTTCAAGAGAAAAACCAGTAGAAGTATATCCAACAAAATTAGCTGTCTTAGTTTCCGGAACGTAAGGGCTGTCAAAATAAACGAAGTCGCCAGGCTTTGCTTTATTAGCAAAACGTTCGAAGTCTTCGTTAGCGATAGTTATATCGTTATCGCTCAAGTATTTCCCGATTGCTTTTAAATTCTCCGTATCCAATGGATCCGGTTTTATTCTGTGGTTCCAAGCGGCGTTAAACTCGCCTTTTTTATTAACCCGATACAAACCGCTAAAGCAATGCTTATTTAAATAAAGCAAGAGTGCCGCCGTTTCTACGTCGTAATTGTTAGCCTTTAATTTTTGATTATACTTTCGCCGCAACTTATAATACCTGTCGCCATCGCAAACGAAGCTATCCAAGTCGAGCAGTTTATTTATCAAATTCTCTGGATCATCTTTGAGCTGTCGATATACGTTGACCAGTGCTGAATTTAGATCGTTGATATATCCGTAGCGCGGCATTTGGTTAAAAATAAAGGCGCCAGATCCAACGAAAGGTTCATAAAACGCGTTGTATGTTGGCGGCATTTTACTTATTAATGTGTCTAACAATTTCGTTTTACTGCCCATCCACTTTAATAGTTTTTTAATATCGATCACCTTCTTGATATGAAAAAAGCCGCCCCGAAAATGGGACGGCTAAAAGGAGGAGGAAAGGAATTAGAGTAATTTTGATCTATATCTCTCATTAGTATAGCTATACCACCCCTTCCAGACTTGCATCTAAATTTAAATTATTTAAAAATTTTATCGACGGCCGAGGCTGGCAGATCATTAAAGTCTGTCCAACGCAATTCCTTTTCAGATCTTCTCTGCATCTGCTGTTGAGTTCGGACGTTATCTGATTTGCTTCGCCGTTTCCCGTCGCCGCGCAGGATATAGAGCCTGTCGATAGCAATGTCATATTCTTTTTGACTTTCTGTTTTATTCAAGATGTCGACAATCTCTTCGTCTGTGTAATGATCTGCTGTCTTTATTTTATATATATCCTTGTTCATTTAACCTTACACTCCTTTTAAATTAAATATCCAAAAAGAAGAAGGACGGTTGCGCGCCGTCCTTTCTTTACCAAAGTTCTTTTTCTGCTTTCTCTAGCTTATGAAAGCTTCTCGCGTTGATGCTCTGTAACGTGTTCAGTGTAATATTATATTTTTTGCACTGGCTATCGTCATCAATTCCGAACATATATTTGTTAATCAGAATGTTGGTTGCTCTCTTCGTTAACGTTTTATCGCATAAGTCTAAAACATCAAGAATAGTCGTAGCCGCATCAATATCGCCAGCATCCCGTCTTGCTCTCAAAATATCTAAAATTTTTATTAAATGTCGTATCATTTTAGATAGTTCACCAGATCTCTGAATGCGTCTTGAAATTCGTTTTTGCTAATAATTTTGCTCGCTTTATAACCTTCGTAAAGTTCGATAACTTTTCCTAGCACGTTAAGTGTTAAAATAACTGAAAGTAGAATTAAGCAAACAATAGCCAAAAATAACATAATGTTATACATATATATCAAACTCCCTTTTTAACTAAAACAATAAGCTGTTGATTATATCTTTTTTGCTTATATATTTCTTTAAAACGTTGATCAGCTTCAACAGCTCCTGCATTTCTTCTTTCGTTGTAACATCGCCGATGTCGTTCAAAAATAGTTCAAAAAGACGAGCGCGCGCCCATTTTTTATTAATCCGAACAGCGTAATATAAAACGGTGTAGTTTTGAATATTATCGGGTAGCGGGTTATGCGTGTAGTAATTATCCATAAATTTTACGTAGTCGTCATCCGTCATAATTTCTTTTGCTTTTTCAAAGTAGAACATAATCTATTCCTTTCTCGTTTAAAAATTTATCCACGCAGCTCTGCGCTTTCATATATATAATTACTAACGTGGGTTCTCTTACAACACACGCGACCAGAAATTTTTTAAAGTATTGTACTCAAAAATATTCGTCAACACATTATTACTAAGCAAGTCACGATAAGGGATGCGAACGTTTTTGCTTTCGTATAAGATCTGATTTTTATAAAATTCGCTGTACGTTTTGCCATAATACACTTTGTAATGCTGTTCAACCGTGGGTAGCCAGGACTGCAAAGCTCTAACATTGATAATATGAATTTTATTTATCGAAGCTTTGTAGATTGTAACGTAATCCGCTTTCGTACCATATGCCCATCCGGGTTCCTTCGTATTCATATTTTTGATAGTTTCGAAAACATCTGCGCCGCCATCTATGCTTGCGTATTTACATTCTAAAGTAAAATTGATGTTGTTCAAGCAAGCTAAAAAGTCAATATCCAATTCTTGCAGATCTTCGTTATCCGTTACATCTTCAACTGTTCCGCCCATTGCCGCAATTAAAGAAGCGGCGGCTTCTTCTCCAATTTTGCCATGCTTGTTATCCGCATTAAATTTCAT